TCACCTTCCACACTTCTGTTTCAGTATTTCAATCTTACCACTTTCCTTCTCTTGGAAAGCGGGTGCAAAGGTATAGGTTTTAGCAATACAAGCCAAACATATTTACCATTTTCTTTTAATAAAAATGAAACTTTTTTTATAACTTACTGATTCATAAACGCATTTCGAGTGAACAATTTTGGAAAAAGGGAAAAGAGAGAGAATAACTACACATTATATATATATGCGTGCGCGCGAAGAACGCGGAGAAAGAGAATAAAAACATTTCATAAGTATGCCGGATTAGGTGGTGCAGGCTCCGTCAAAATTGTCGCCGCATCAAAGCAGGGACACTGTTTCACCCACTCTTCCGGCTCTATCTATAAACCGCAAAACGTTCTGTGCTACTTTTTCAAATCACTTTGTGAGTTTTTTAGAGTTATTAACACAAAACGAATTGCGAAAGTTTATTCGCTTTTCGGGACTTTCTAAACACCTTTCAAAAGCCATTAAAAAACATCTCAAATCATACATTTTACCTATCTTTGTATAAACCTTAGCTATGATGTACACCTAAAAAAGTGAGATCAGTTTTCCATGTGGAGCCGCATAGTTACATACTATCCACTCCTCTTGTTTCCACCTATTGTACTACCGGTAGAACCGATATTGGAGCTCCCAGAACACTACGAGGAAGTGGATATTCCAGAGGAATTTGCAAAGGAAATCTCTTTGGAATAGCCTGAATAGACAGCGGAGAGAAAGTTCCTCCCACCGTTTTTATTAACTTTCCACTATCTCACTCATTGGCCGGATGTACGCAGCCCACTTTCTCCATCCGTTTGATGTCTTGTAGGCGTTGACAGCATTGTCGGGCACATAGATGTCAGGTATCCGGGGAGCGTTAAGCAGTGTCCAGTAATCGGTCGACGGAGGTGTTTCGGTCCGTATTATCAGGGTCTTCAACAGAGGAGAATTCCCCATACCGGTCACCGACACGGCATTTTCCCCGATTTCCACACGGGTCAGTCGTGGCATATCCCCCAATCCGCTAATTGCTGTGACATGGGGCGGATATACGAATTCCGAAATTCCGGTGCCGCCGAAAGCGCCAGACTCAATAGTTGTCACTGTGTCAGGAATGGAAATTTCTTTCAACGCCCCACAATTGTAGAAAGCCTGCTTTGAAATAGTGTCGCACCCATTGCCTATTATGCATCTTTCCAGAGAGACGCATCCGTAAAAGTATTGGTATCTGATATTCCTGTTTTCCGGCAATTCGATACTTTGCAAAGACGTACATCCGGTAAACAGATTATTGGACGAGGTGGTGAAATTTAGCCACTTGAACTCATTGAACGAGACAATCCGCGTATTGTTTGCAAATGTGCCGGCATTGATTACCTGTTGAACGGCCGCTTCCTCTTCCGTTATATAGCCGTCCTTGTCGGCATCCCATATGCCAAGGCAGATGCGCCGGGCTTCCGCGTCCTTGAAATGAATGGCCGCTTCACCGACAAGTACCAGATTCAGTCTGTTGAATACACTTCTCAGTGCATCCACCGTGTCCTGGTAGTACTTGGAATGCACAGTAATGGTGCCTTCCAGTACCGGTATCGGGTCTTCGCCGGACAGTCCCTCGGCTGACAAGCCGGAGTAGCTGCCGTCGGAGAGGCGGGCGAGCATGTCGAGTGCGTCGGCCGTGTAATACTCCTCATTGAAACCTATTGCGCGGATATGTTTCAGCGCGTGGGCATCACCCTGCGGTTGCTGTGCCTCGATGACGTCAGACAGCAGTTTCATGGGCTGCAGCAAAGGACAGTTCTCCACCCAGAAGTCTGTCACATTCGGGGCGCACTGGCCGATGCGCAATCCACCGGTGGACAGCAGGGGGAAGTTCCTGAAGCCGATGTACTTGTTGTTTGCCGGATACTCGATGACTTCGAGACTGCCGCCTTCCGGAACCTTGATCTGGCTGAGATTGGTTCCGTCCGCATATATCTCACGGATATTCTGGCAGGCGCTCAGGTCAAGAGTACCCTGCAAGGTGGCAATGTTTGACAACAGGACTTTCTGTAGGCTGCCGCAGTCGGCAAGGGTAAGCCCGGTGATGGTGATGATGACGTTTTCGGTCTTGCTGCCCAGGATGAGCTCCGTCAGGCGCCGGCCACGGACCACCATGGTGCCGCTGACGTTCTTCCGGTGCCAGTCGCCGATGGAGAGCAGCCAGCTCGCCGCCTGGATGGCGTTCTGCTGGTCGGCAGAGCCGCCGAGGTCGATGGTCATCCGGCACACTTCACCGGCCTTGGTCCTTGCGCCCTGCACGATGCTGGTACCGTTTGCAATGGCCGGGTACATGTCGAATGCCGGGGTTATCTCGTAATCTATCAGGTCGCCTGCTGCACGCACGATGATGGTGTCCGTTCCGCTGTTTGAAAACAGACCGTAGCTGTATTTCGACATGATGTACATGATGCGCTTCTTCACCCAGGCGGTTTCGGCAGAGCAGAAGTCGCCATGCGATTGGGTGATAGGGTCGGTGTCGTTGGTATAAGAGCCGCTGTTGTAGGCTATCTTGGCTATCTCGTAGCGTTTGGCATCGGCGTTGACCAGCGTGGCCGGGAAATAGTTCTTGATGCCGAGATAATACTTCTTGTAGAAGGCATATACCTTGTCATAGGGAGTGCCCGAGGATTGTCCGCACAGGCTTTCCATGGCACTGAGCATCTTCCGCATGCCTGCCGCAATCTCGGCGCTGAATGCCAGTTCGAGCATGTTCCAGAATACGGATGTCTCGCCGTTCCAGATGGGCTGGCCGTTACTGTAAACATCGTGCATCTCGCAGTGGTAGGGCTTGCGGTCCTGACCCTGGTTGTCTATCGGGAAGATGGTGTCGGCATCGTCCAGGCGCCACCGCCACTTGCTGCCGGTAGTGCAGAAGTTATACGGATAGGTGTTCTTCGCCCGCTGGTCGGTTCCGGCCGTAAACTCCACGAAATTATGATGGAATACGGCGTCGCTGATGTCGAAGCAGTCGGGGATGGTAGCCCGGAAAAGCTGCTTCCTCGCATTGACGAACAGTTCATTCAGCTGGTCGGCCGTGAAGGCTGATAAATCACTGCTCAAATACTCTTTGAGCTGTGTCTTAAGGTTAATCTGCCCGGCCCCGATGTCCGAAGGGATGAATTTCCCTTCCGCCGCCTCATAGTAGTACAGATTGTAGAGGTCGGCATCGCCGGTCTTGGCAATCCAGTACTCATACCCCGTGCTCCGATATTCCGCAACAGAAGCATTCAGCTCCGCCAGCGTGCCGCCAAACGGACGGATGCGGTTGTTGCAGACATATACGGCGTTATAGGAATCTATCCACCTCTGCGCAGAGAGCGGTTCGGTCTCGTCGGCATTCAGCTCTCCGGCGTCGAAGTCCCAGCAATTGGTATCATTATATTGGAAGGCTTCCTCATCGGCATTGTACGCCCAGTATGACTTGCCGCGGTTCCAGGGCACACGGAACAGTGCCCCCAGCGGTGCGTTGTCCGAGCCCTCTACAGAGAGAAGTTCCGGGAAAGCCTCCGTATCATAACCGAAACAAAGGTCATCTCCCTTGTCCGGGCCGAACGTAAATTCTCCCATGCAAGTATATACATCCTGCCCTTCCTCGTTCACGGACTTCGAGAAGCCGATGAACGGTTCCTGATAGACGGCCACACGTATCTTCGGGTCGGCAGCCATCGCCTCGTTCTTCATGCCTGTCTCCTTGAAGAGGGCATCGTAGGCATCCACGCTGCCTGCCTTGTGGTCCTGCATGGAGCTCGCCCAGTTCTTCTTGGCGGTCAGGCGCCCGGACTTCGGAACGTTGTCGTACATCAGCACACAGTTCTTGTCCGTGGTACCGTCGGCATAGGTCGCGATGGAGGCTATCTTGTTTCCATCAGCGTCCTTCAGCCCTTTCATCTTAAATCTAATATTCCACTCCAGGTATTTTTTGGAAGATGTACCCTGGCCTTCCACCAGCAGATTGGTAAGCGTGAAGTTCCTCTCCGGCTTGTCCTTGAAGAAGACTTCCAGATTACCCGCCACGCCCGAAGGGTTCATCAGGTTCGGGAAAGGCTTGTCTACCACAAACACGTTGTACAGCAGCTTCGTGGCATTGAAGTCGATATTCACACCCTCACCGTCCAGCACGAGGTTGACGTTTTTCTCCGCAAGCTTCTCGTCGGTGGTCACCAGCTGGTTGATATAGTTCTTCTGTACGGCTTCCGAAGGCAATGCACTGTCGTAGACACGCAGCCCGTACAGGTAGAGGTTGGCATAATCGCTACCCAGCACAATCTTGCCGTCATTGCGGAAGTAGTCGTTGTTCTCGTAGGCATACTGCCGGTTCTTCTTGCCGTTGATGTAGATGGCCACAATGTTGAACCCTGCATTCCCGTAGGCATCGGGCATCACGACTACTGTCAGGCGGATACGCACACCGTTGTCTATAGGTACGTCCTGCGTCGAGCTCTCCTGCATGGACTGGGAGAAGAAGGATACGTTCTCGCCCGACACGCGCAGGCCTACGTTGTTATCCGCAATGGTGATGATGTCCTTGCTGGCATCCGAGGGATTCTCCACCTTGAAGTCGATTTCGATGGTCTTGCCCCGGCGGGCGGCTTCCGTGGCGAAGGGGCGGTAGTCTATCACGGCCCTGCTGCGGGCGAATATCTTCAGTGCCTTCACTCCGTCGGCGTCAGCCGCCCATCCGTCGTTGCTCCAGTTCAGGTTGCTCCACTCTACCGGTACGGCCGTCTTGTCCACCTCGTTGATGACGCTCCTGTAATTCGTCTGCGAGTTGGCACGGGTCCGAGGATTGATATAGAGTGCGGCGCCTGCCGTAGCCGAATAGCCCAGCGAGTTGTTCACCGGCAGGGCAATGGGTTCCGTCAAGGCATCCGCACTGTCCGTCACGCCGACTGTGACGCCGAAGTCGGCATCGTCATCCGTCTCCACCTCCATCGGGTAGGTGAAGGTGTTCCTTGCGTTCGCCACGATGGCGTCATTCTCGGAACTGTACACCTCCATGCCGCCTCTGGTGATGGAGAACCTTGCCTCGGTCAGTGCGGACGGACCGTCGTAGATGGCGTAGTCGAACACCGTGTTGTCCTGCCAGTTGGTGAGCTGTTCCGCCACGTTGTTCACGCACATAAGCTTCACGGCTTCGCTGGCCGTACGGATGCACATGATGTTGACCGATACGGATTTTGTCTGGATGGTATTGTCGGAGTTGGAAAGATAGAAACTCACGTTGTATACGCCCGTCGCTCCCGGATGCTCCAGCAAGTAGATATACGGAGTATCCAGATACACGGCTGTGCCTATCGCCTTGTCGTAGCTCTGGCTGTAGCCGTCGCCGGTGACGGTCAAGTGCAGCGTCTTGTTGATGTTGCCGTTGATTATCATCGGGATGTTGATGTCTCCGGAGAACGCCGTCCACCAGGCGAAGTTCGGGGCGCTGATGCCCAATGACGTGAGTTGCACGTTGTACGTCACCGGTGCGGTGGTCTTGTCGGTATTCTCCCCCTTGATGGAAATCTTCACGCTGTTGCTGCCTGATGACAGCCATTCGGCTATGTCCTGCCTGATGGATACGCCCGAAGAGACTTCCATCTGTTTCACCACGGTGAAGTCGGCATACTTGGCGTTCTTCATCATGATGGTGCACAGGCCGAGTTCTCCGGTAGACTTGTAGGGTTCGTCCAGGCTGTCGCGATACTGCGAGATGAAGGAGAAGTCAAGCACGCACTCCTCGCCGTACTGGGTGGCGAAGCCGAGCGAGGCCATGTTGTTCCGGACATATACGCTGTACATGGTTCCGGCGCCTCCGGCCAGTTCGCGCACAATCTGTTCAAGCGTCGCACCGGAAGCGCCGTCGAAGGCTGTGCCTGGGTCGGTACCGATGACAAGCTGCGCATTCCTCACTTCCTGCAGGGCGTTTTTCAAGTTCTGCATCGCCGCCTTGTTCGTCTCGAGGCTGTTGTCGTTCACGCACTTGGCGAACTCGTTGATCTTTCCTACAAGTTCGTTCAGTTCCTCGGCCTTGAGGATGTTGCCGCGAACGAAGTTTCTGTTTAATTTATCCATAACCTATCCTAATATATCGTTGTCATCAAGCCTGCTCAAATCCAGCATGAAGTCTGCAATCTCAACAACCTTGCCGCCACGCACGGCAAGGGCGTGCATTATCAGGTTCGTCTCGAGCATGCCCGTGTCGGCCATGTCACTCTCGATACGGCTGATGACCGCATTCGTGGCACCTCCATCGTCACCGGTCACGCGCTTGCTCAAAACGAACCTGATGTAGCCCATGTCACTTGACGTTCAGTTGGTTGATAATTTCACGCTTCACTGCGGCTATGAGCCGGGAGTTCTTGACTACAAGCTCAAGGGCCTTGCTGTATCGTTCAGGAATCTCCACTGCATCCTTTGAATAGTAGATGCTTTTAGCTAAGTCCTCAAAGCCTATGTCCAGCAGGATACTGCCGTTGTACATCATTTCATTGCCGACGGTTTCCGCGGCGTCGAAGGTCTGTCTGCCGCCCTCGAATGAGGTCTGGGCCTCGATTTTTCTAAAGTTGATTTTCATGATACGTATACTATTAATTTATAATATCCTTTTAATTATCTGGCTGGATAAGATTTCTTGAGTATGCCATTTTCAAAAAACCTCAATCCATACATAGTGTCAAGCCAAACCTCGTCACTTTCGCCATCACCAGTTGAATTCATTATACTAATTTTGTTTGTAGAAATACTAAGAATGCTTAGAGTACTTCCATGACCACTAGTTATCGAAATATATGGGCTATTCTCATTACCATCCTTAAAACCGATATCAATAACTTTATCATTATTATTGTCATACACTCTTATGCTGCCATATGTTCCGTCAGTACCATATTCATTTTCCTCCTTTATAGTTACGCGGCTTCCTCCAGACATAGATGTACTAAATTCGCCTTTAAATACTCCGCTATTGGCTGTAACATTATTCAAGGTAATGTTATTCAAAGTCGCATCATTCCCGTTGATGTCACCCGATAATGTAAGGTTATTGGCGGTAATGTCATTCAGCGTTAAGTTTCCGTCCTTGTCCACCACGAACGTGTCGTTCGCCACGATATGCCCGTTGAACCGGATGAGGTCGGCGCTCACCAGCGCATTGCTCTGGAACCTCCCGTCGGGCAGCTCGGTAACGAAAGCGGCTATATACGATTTCTTTACATAACCATCCGAAGCGGTTTTCTCTGCAAACATCTGCACAAGGTTTGATTCGGTGATGAGCCCCGACTTGTCGATGTTCGTGATATGCCCCGCCGCATCAAAACTCACCTTCTTAGACAGCAGCGAGTTGAAATCAGCCGTCGTCACCAGCCCGGAAGTGTTGATGTTCGTGATGTTTCCGGAGCCGTCGAAGTGGATGCCTTCAACCAGCGCGGCAATGGAGTCCTTTGTCACCTGGATGGCCGCCGTGTTCTCATCAGCCGTATCCTGCGCCCCCCGGGCAAAATAATAAGCGTCCCGGGCATCGCTGATACCCTGGTTGGCAAGCCTCGTAGCCTCGGCAATGCCATTTTCCGAATCCGTCACCGCAACCGTGATGCGGTCCCCCAGGTTCTCGATATAGGCAGTAGTTGCCGTGGAAGAAGGTTTCCAATGGCTGATGCTGAATGCTGCTCCTGCCACCTTCGCAGTCTTGCATACGAGAGCATCATTCTTGTAAATAGTGGTGCCGTCATTGTACGTCGCGTTCACCCACATGTCTCCCACGTCGTAGGCATCTGCCACAGTGGGCTGCGACACGAATACACGCCGCTTGCCGTCGGCCGTATCCTGCGCTTTTTTAGCATCTTCCAGCGCCTTCAGCGTCAGGTGGTCGGTGATTTCTTCCCAGGCACCCGACTCGAACCGGTAGCCCTGCCCGGTAGCGGTGTTGTAGAACAGGTCCTGGTCGTGCATGGCCTTCAGCTCCGCAGTCGTCCATTCCGAAGCGGGAATGTTACTCAATGTAGGCTCATAGTCATAGAACCACATCGTGTACTCCTTGTCCGTCTGCTGCTTGATAATGTCGAGATTTACCTGCATGTCGTCAAGGGTCTTGTCCATGTCCTTACCCGTGGCCTGGTTGATAAACCTGGCGGTAATCTCGCTGAGCACCGTATTGAAGTCAATCAACGGTTCGGGCATCGTGTACGAGTTTATCCCATTGTATATGCGCACATAAGGCCCTCCGGCGGTAACGCTGTCCCATACAATGGCACCCTGTCGGCCCGTGTCCGTCCGGTTGCCGAGCTGCACGATGCTGTCTCCGGCAAGCGGGATGTCGCTGCCCGATGCACAGTCGTCCTTGGAGAGGTCTATGTAGTCGTCTCCCGTACCCGTCACGAGCCGCCAGTAGTAGTGGTTGCCCGATTTCAGGTTGAACGTCTCGCAGATGGCCTGGTCATCCTCCTGGAAGGTGTTGTACACGGTACGCCCCTCCGAATCAGTGGTCTTGAAATAGCAGCGCCAGTATGTGCCCTTGTCCTCCACGCGGTTGCAGATGATGCCGCCGCCGGTATTGTACTGCCTGCCCCCGACATAGGTGGACTGCTGCACCTGGATGTCCTCCACGCTCAGCTTCTTCCGGATGTCCACAAAGTCGATGTCGAGATGGTAGTTGCCGTCCGCGTCCCGGTAGATGCCGAAACCTGAGCCTCCGGCTGAGAAGTTCTCCGACACGAGGTCTTTCAGCAGCATGATTTCGTTCAGTGTTGCCGTGCCCTTCACGTTGATGCCCTCGATGAAGGTCATCAGTTTCTCGATGGTCTCGGCGATGTCCTTACGCACGTAGCGGTCGTCGTTGTCGTTCTTGCTGCCTATAGGGTCAAGCTTGAAGTGCCTCTTCCCGTCGGTCTCCGGTATGCTGTCGTCCTTCGACAGCTTGTAGACGGCCCCCCCGTTCTCAAGGGTCGACACGAGCTGTCCCGCATAGGGGAAATAGGCTTCGGCGTCGGTGTTCCTCGCGTATACGCGTGCGTCCTCTATGGTATCGAATACAGACGAGCTGTCGATAGGCCGGTACGTTGTCCTCTTGTATTGCAGCGCGAAGCTGCTTCCGTTTATCTTTACCATGTCAACTCGTTTTGAATGTGAATGTATCGGCATCGTTCGTGCCGTCGGTCCGTATCACCCACATGCTGTAGCCCTTGGCCGTGCTGCCGTTGGCGCCCTCCACGGAGATGGGGGTGGGGCCGCTGCACACTCCGGCGTCTTCGATGAAGTTGCCGGGATATGCGGTCAGGGTGAGCTCGCTCACGGTTCCCTCAGGTATGCAGATTACGATTGTCTTCCACCGGCCGGCACTGAACTTGTAGCTGCCGGCCCCGGTGTACATCCCGCTGCTGCCGAGCGACCGTACCTGGGCCGATGTGGCAGGTACAGAGTCCACAACCCCGGCAAACCACTTGCGGCGCACGTTCACGCTGATCGTATTGTTCAGTGTTGTTTCCGGTATTGACTTGTCCTCACTTTCCGCATACACAACAGTGGCCTTGTAGGTTTCATTCTGCGTATAGTTACCAGTCAGATTGCGTACAGCTGTCTGCACGCCGTTATTTTCAGCGGAAAATTCAAGTTTGTTCTTCTCGTCGTTATCATAGTACGCCTTTGTCATTGCGCCGTTGCCGTTGCGGGTAGCCGTGTAGGTAATACTCCCTTTTGTCGAGCCATACTCCACATCGTTAGCCGTAGATAAACGGCCGTCAAGCGTGGCGGGTACGGGCTTAAACAGCAATGCCTTGACAAACTGCGTAAAGGTCATGCCTTTAGGTAATTTCTGCCCTTTATCTATGTGCCCGGTCTTGTCTGCATTCGATGTTACATCCGTTTCCAGTGCGGCACTGCCGGATGCCACAATAGTGTCTCCACCCGATATCACCGAACCCAATGAACCGGAAGAACCGGATGCACCCAGTTCGCGAAGCCGCTTGCTGCGCGGGCGGGCTTCCCGCCTGACTACCGACGATATATATTTCTTATCCATATTCAATGCCCCTCCTTTATTCTTTATCCGATTTATATTCGTCCGGACGAAGCTCCACTATTTCGAGCTCGCTTTCGTCCGATATTGTATCCTGCACGTCGGTCAGGCAGATGAACCGCTTGCTTTCCTGGCAGGCCTCCGTATAGGCTGTCAGGTCTGTATCCAAGATGTGAGCTGTACCGGCCAGCAGGGTTCTGCGATCTGCGTATTGGCTGTAGAGTGTACCGATGAGCAACTGTTCCGCCTGCGTTGTCCGTCCGGCACGGGTCAGTTCTTTCAGCTGGCAGCTGTCGCTGGTGCGGAAGTATACGCCTTTGGCTGTAGGATTTATCTCAGTCATCGTGCCGCATATCGTATCCAGTTTGATGTCCTCTTTGGCTGCCTCATTGATGATGCCGGTATATTCGATATCTTCACTTTTCGCATCACTATAGACAACATTCTTACGTACAATTTCAATTTGAGGAGCTTTATATAACATCCATCGTATTTTATCATACCAATCACTGCTGACATCGGTATTTGTACTTTTAGTCCATTCGACAATTTTGATTCCGACATAAATGCAAACCTCTATATAACCTCCATTTGCAGGATAAGGTATATATTGCCCATCTTCCATTTTTTTGAAGGAATCGAACATTTCATTATGAGTATATCCTACACAGTGACGATTCTTTTTCCAGCCAAGAACTCCCGACGAAAAATGTCGATCCTCAGGGTCGTACCACTCCAGTAAACAGCTTTTATAGGTGGCAGCGCCATTTTTCCATTCTCCAGCAGTCCAATACAAGGTGGGCTTGATATCTGTATGACCCATCACGGCTGCATTGGAGTAATGCATCAGCGCATTTCCATCCTCATTGTACAAGGTGACGGTAGCAGGTACTGTAACGAAGTTAAACTTGTCTTTCATATCGTTATAGTTCCCTTTCTCATTTCCATCATTGGCATCTGTAAAAGGATTGTAACGGGCATCTATCAACATCTCCATACTTAGGCGAAGATAATATCTGCTTCTTTCCGCTTCTTCCAGTTTCGGGATGAATACCCGGTGAGTTTTCATCAGTACGGTTTCCTGGTTGGATGTTTGCGGAAGTAGTTTCCGCTTCGGAAATCCGCTTGTCAAAGCGCCATGCCCGCCGGTATAGAAACTGAAAGCGACCCCAGATGATTCCTGTCCTCCCATCAAAGGCTGGATATGAAAATACTTTGCCGGCCCATATTTTTCGGCAAGTCCGCTACCCTTATCGCTAAGGAAGATGGTGAACGAAAGCAGAGAGTAATCCCATTCGTATCCTATCTTGTGATCATCCAAATAGTCAGGGTAATAGGAATAGTACTCACCCCCCGATGGCTTATCACTTGTCAGGTTCGTCATGCTTTCCGAATATACATCCTCATATACCACCTCCTTATCCAGCAATTTCGCATCCGAATAAGGAGAGAAAGTGATCTGAGCATTATTCGTCACTTTATCCACCCCCATCGTCTGATTGTCCCTGCTCCAAACAGCTTCCTGAGCCGGAGCATTCAGATAAAGTCCGTTCAAGTCGTATATCCAAATTTTCCCGTTCCGTTGCACCATGCGGAGCGACAGCGGTTGCAGCATTCCTTCCACTACATCTTTCAACGTGGAAGCTTCACCGTCTTCATCGTAGAAGTTATCACTGCGGACACTGATTTTATCCAGTGTGGCCCGGACGTTTCCTGCCAGGAAGGTAGTCAGATAATCCTGGTTCAGACCTCCATAATTGATTCGGCTGCGTTGGAGGGCATGCAGCAAAATACCTTCCAAGGTCTGCATCCCGGACAGATTATACTTCAGCCTGTCCAGTATACCGAAGTCGCTGAAGGTCAGTGCCACCTCATATTCTTTTCCGTAAGCGTATGGTTCCTCGTAGAACTCCGGGTCCAGCGTACCGCTCCAATAGAGCAGCCCGTTTCGCAGCACATCCAGGCGGATGCTGCCGGGGGCGATGGTATATAAATCCTCGTAGGTGCGGTCGCCGGGACTGGTTACGGTCAGTGTGGCGGTACTGCCGCATATCACTTCGTGCTTGTCCGTATGCTTCCACTCTATCACCAACGGTTCGTCGGCCGGGAAGTTGAGGACGCCGACGGCAGGATATGCCCCGTCTGCTTCCTGACTGATGCCCACCTCCCACACCACATTTTTGCGGCTGAGGTATTTGCCTGAATATCGTAGGTATTGTGCCATTTTAATCGCTGTTTAAATATCGTTTGAATAAGGTTTGAATCAGCTTCTCCTGCTCAGGTTTGTTTCCCGTTCCAGTATTCCCGTCAGCGCACGCCCGTCTATGCGGAACCTTACGTCGCCGGACATACCTCCAAGCCCTACCGGTTGTATCAGTTGCCTGAGCCGGTTGAGCGGAGCCACTACTTCCGGGTTGTTGCTTGCTCCGGCATACTCACCGAAGAGTCCCAAGGTAGGGCCGTAGGCGATGCCTCCGTTGGCAAACTTAGGCAGACTGGTCAATGCTGCCAATACACTTGCCACGGCTGCAACAGCCATTATCGGGCCTACGAACGGAATACTTGCCACGGACGATGCCGCACCGGTAGCAGCTGCGGCTGTGTTGGCCGTAGACAGTGCCGCCAGTTGTGGCAATGCCTGCGCGATGGCGTTCAGCAGGTTGCCGGCCCAGTCCAGCCAGGCACCGGCTTGTCCACCGATCACCTCTCCAAGCGAACCCATCGCATTGCCCATCGCTCCCATCGAGCCGATGGCCTCGGCATTCTTTTCCCTTGCCTTGTCTACGGCAGCATTCCAGGCATCCATGCCTTCCAGAGGTTTCTCCAGGTCCAACTTAGGTGCCTCCAACTTCAAGTCTCTCAAACCGCCTTCTTTCTGCGTAAGACTGGTGGAGGATTGCATGCTTCTCTTAATCGGGGCATCCGATATTACTCCCTCTTCCGTAGGTTTCAGCGTGTAGCGTGCCTCAAAGTCGGCATGCTTCAGGCGATGCTTGACATTCTCTATCAAATCTTCCAGCGCCACGATGTCGGCAGTAAACGTCAGTTGCTCTTCTATAGAAGCGTTTTTCTGTTGTTCCTTCAGTTTGTTCAGCCGGGTCTCGAGGGCAGCAAGACTATCCGTTGCTGCATAGTCGGTCCCATTTCCATACGTCTTATTCGGCTCGTCGGTCTTCTGTTGCCCGCCCGGTGCATTTGTCAGCAAAATCCCTTTACCGCCTCCGAACGTGGCTTGCGCATCCGCTATTTCCTTCTGATAGACACTCTTTGCTTTGCGCACATCGTTCACTTGCCGATAAATGTATCCGGCAATGAGGCTCATGGTATGTACCCCGAACTGGTCGCTATAAACGGTATTGGTCTGTTCCAAGATGTCCTGCGCTTCTTTCGGAATATCTTTTCCGCTTCGTACGGCGGCCCGTATTTGCGCCCATGCTTTTCCGGCCTGCGTGGCGGTTATCTTTCCGGCTCCCTCGCCAATGCCGCTATACAAGCGTTCGCGGATATTCTTCAGCGTATTGCCCTCGGTTGCAGCATAAGCTTCTCCGGCACCTGAGGTAGTTTTCTCCAAAGCACGTGCACGGGCTGTGTCCAGTATGGCTTCGCTCAGTTTGTTGTAGGCAGTGCGAGCCCCGTTTACACTATCTATCTCTACACCGATCTTCTGCAAATAGTTGCCGTACTTGTCAAGAATAGCATCTTTTGCTTTCTGCCACTCTTCCGAGCCTACTTTTGCCCGATTCAAAGGTTCGAACAAGGTGTTCAAAGCTGTCTGTTCCCGAGCTATTTCAGTATTCATTCCCAGCATGGCTTCATTTAGGCGTTTCTGCGCACCTTCGGCCTCATCGGTCGATGTACACAGTTTGTAGACGCCTACTGCCAATGCTGCAACAGCGGCTGCTGCCAGTATGTAAGGACTGGCGGCAATGGCGATGTTCAATGCTTTGGTGGCGCCGGTGGTGGTGGAGATGGCGGCTTGAGCGGCTAAGACTCGTGTCTTATAAGCCTCTAACCCTTTACTCCCAATTTCAATGACATTGTTATAAGTGTCTTGGGCTTTTTCTACGGCTTCAGTCGTCGCTTTAAGTTTTACCAGTTTCTCACCTATATCTATTAGAAAAGTTATTGCCGAAACATTTTCCGAGAAGACAGCAAAATAAGCCCCCGCAGAACCTGATAAATCCAACCACTTCTGCCGTGCTTCATCTATCGGCCCCTGCATCGCAGCCATTTGTTGGCTCATTCCTTCAGCCATTGTACGTGTACTTTTTTGTATCTCTACCAAAAGTCCGTTTATATCCCTAAGAGTTTCAGAAGGATTGTTTTTCAAATCAAAATCTATTGTGTATGAATTCTTTTCCATATCTTTGTGAACTTTTATTTTAATAACTTTGCATAACAATGGGATATATAGTTGTTTTAGTCATTTTATCCATCTTCCTCGGATGTTGGCTTCGTGATAGTCTTGTAACTCGAGTCACTTTTGGACGTGTAAGATTTAATTCGAGAAAAGAGAAAAAGAAGGAACCCGACGACCCGGAAAAGTACGGATGGCTTGCCAGAAAGCTGCATGAAAGTAATGTCAGAGGAGCAGAAAGAAGCCGACGACATAAAGAAGAACTTCGACAAATGAAAGAGCACAATGCACAGCTAAGAGAAGTTATCCGTCTGCAAAAAGAAGAGAAAAGAAAGAAAAAGGAAGAAGCCCTCCGACAACGGGAAGAACAAAAGGTAAAAGAGAAAGAGCGGAAAAGGCTGCTGAAGGAAGAACAAAAGAAGGCGAAGGCAAAACAAAAATAAGCATTGCCGGCCGAAGCTATCTTTTCAATCTTCTTATATGATTTCAAGCTCATTGTACGGGTGCTTTTTTGTATCTCTACCAAAAGTCCGTTAATATCCCTAAGAGTTTCAGAAAGATTGTTTTTCAAATCGAAATCGATTGTGTATGAATTCTTTTCCATATCTTTGTGAACTATTATTTTAATAACTTTGCTGAATAATGGGATATATCATTTTCTATATAATTGTAGTCATATTGTACATTGTGCTTCGGTGCGGACGCAGTGATACTTCAACCCAAATTTTCTTTGGAGTTAAATGGTCTGATTGGGAGAAAAAGAAGGAACCCGACGACCCGGAAAAGTACGGATGGCTTGCTAGAAAGCTGCATGAAAGTAATGTCAGAGGAGCAGAAAGAAGCCGACGGCGTAAAGAAGAAATCCGCCAGTTAGACGAACACATTGCACAAATGCAAGAAGTTATCCGTCTGCAAAAAGAAGAGAAAAGAAAGAAAAAGGAAGAAGCCCTCCGACAACGGAAAGAACAAAAATAGTCCTTCCCCATGCCGCTGCCCAAAACTTTTATTTTCTTAAACATATCCATTCTATTACTTTATTATAAAAGAAAAATTCATTCCATTTTAATCTCTGCCCTCTGCTTCAGTTCTTCAAACCGCTCGCGGGTACTTTCTGCTACCGGCACTGCGGCTTCTTGTGGCTTGTCCCAACCAAACCTGCACACATCCGTCGCCTTCAACGCCTTTTTGCTATACGGTTGCAGCACGCAGCATGCCAGGAACCGGGCACGTTCCCAAGGATCGCGCACCTGCGTCCGCTCCCAATGCCTGTAGATACAGAAGAATTCGCGAGGAGCGCATCGGCAGAAGTCCGTCAGACTCATGCCGATACTCCCCACGGCCAGTCCCATCAGTTCGTCAATGTCTGCGGGGATGTCGTCTCCGGCTTTTTTTTTGACTCGTCAACGTCTTCCTGCATGCTTTCTGCAAACTCATTCAGCATGTCCATACCCAGCCCGTCGGCAAACTTGTCGATATCCAGGTCGAAGGCCACACCGTCGGCATTGCAGGCACTTGCCACGCAGCAGAAGAGGAAGATTACCATCAGGCTTACGTCCGTGCCAATCTCGCTCACATCCCGATCCGTCTCACGCTTGAAGCGGAGCATAGCCCCCATGGTCATGCGCATGGGGTACTCCTTACCATATACTGTGATCCGTTTCATGCCGTCAACCTTGTGCTACGGTTCCGTCCACTTTCGCTTCGTCGATGGTCACCACTCCGCTGTTGTCGAAGGTAGCGTTGTAAGTGGTATCATCACCTGCAGGCGCTGCCTCTTCGAGGGTGGAGATGATGAAGCTGCCGCTCATGTAGGGTGCTGCATCGCTGCCGCGGGCAAAGCCTTTGAGCTCTACCGTAGCACCAGTTTTCCACTTGGCCAGCAGTTCCTTCATGCCGTTTTCCTCTTCGCCATAGAAGCGGAGGCCTTCGCACTTCACCTGGACACTGAGTCCGGTCACGGTCTTTTCCTTGAACAATCCGGCGTTGGCTGCCGACTCTGTAGAGGCGGGTTTCACTGCGCGGTCTTTCGTTTCGCTGTTGTAAGTTGCGGTGTGGCTGGTGCAATGTCCGCACGCTTTGCCACCAATGCTCATCAGCAGGTCACTGCCGTTCACATATCCTTGTTTTGCCATAAGTACTTTTTTTTGAATTATGAATTATAAACTATGAATTTCGAGTTTTCAGGCGCCGCTTGAGGAGCCTGTAAACAATGCTTAAAGACAGTACGGCTGCCGCCGCTTGTCCGGTTCTTATCCAGAACCACTGCCACCCGGTGGGGCTATGCAGCACTTCCGGCGGTTGCTCTTCCACTGCACGGACGGTTTCACTGCGGATGCGGGTCAGCTCTTCACGGAGGGCAATCACCCGGCGGGCCAGGCTGTCGCAGGTGGAGGTGAATATCAAAGTATCGCCGCCGCCGCGCATCACGCCGACCGTGGCCTGCCCGCTGCGCCCGCTATATCCCGCCCCCCGGGGCAGCACAGCCAGGCGGTCCATCGGCAATGCCATCTTCACTTCGCTGGCCGGAACGGGCAGGAGGGTTAGAACGGATTGTCTTGCGCTTTGCACACTGTCGCTTAGGCTGCGGACGGTGGTCACCATCGGAGCCGGACTTCTGCAACTCGCTCCGGACAGGGCAATCGTCCCAATGACGGCAAGAAACAGCTTTCGCCACCGTGCGGTCCAGCCGGGCAATGGCCCTGTAGAGTTTTCGGTTTTCATCTTGAATCTTTATCAGTTCTTCGCGGAGCATATTGATGTTGTCTATATAGGTGGCATCGATGTCGCCTCCCTGGCGTGCCTTGGAAAGCCGCCGGTTGCGGACCCAGTTGATGACCTGGACCGCGAGGCCACCGGACAGTGCAGACGCCAATATGTTCCAAAATTCGTTCATTTTCTTTATATACGATTTACAAGAGGTTCCAGCCGGCTTCCACGTCGGCCATCACGGCAGGCACTCCATTCTCTACTTGCGAAATGGCTGCTGCCAGGGCGCACATGGTGGCACGGTCGGACACATCGGGTATGCAGGTGGTAGGAACCTGCATGGCGGTGCATACATGCCGGATGTAGCCCGATGTATTATTCTCCGAAGGAGGTGCCCAGCGATTGATAAAGTCGGCCACCGTGCGGCATCCATAGAGGCGGCGGTAATTCTGCAACAGCTTGATGAGGGCACGGTAGCCGTAACCCATCGTCCGGAACTGGCAGAACGACTTGTCCTGCGAGGGGCGCACCTCTCCTTGCCAACAGGTGGCGGCAGAAAGTCGGATATTGCCGGGATTGTTGTTGCGCAGTCCCCGGGGCATTCGGTCTATGTTTTGCAATCTTCGATACATGTCGGTTACGTTTATCAATCTGACGCAAAGCTACACCGAAGGATGCAGGCACACAAAAAAGTGTGTAGCGGTTACACACAAGTGCGTAACCGCTACACATAGTTTGGTAACCGTTCCCCGGTTTTTTCCGAATCACGCAGAAGATGATGAATTTTGCGCAATACGTAACCAAATTGATTCTTAAAACAATGGAACAACTATTCAATGACCTCCGGCAGCAGATAGCCGGAACAATGGGCAACACCGTTTCCCTTATCGACGAAGATTATGGCCAGCTGGATGCCCTGAAGAATGGCGGGGAACAATATCCCGTAACCTTCCCCTGCATCCTCCTGAGCCCGCTGGAAACGGTATGGAGCAACCAGAAGGACAACCGGCAGCACGGACACTGCACCCTCAGCGTCCGCCTGGCCTTCGACTGCCACAGCGATGCCCCGCAAGCGCAGCACGCCTCCGAACGCATGCAGGCGGCCGACCGGCTGAACGCATGCCTGCGCGGCTGGCAGTTCGACGGATGCAGCTCGGCACTGACACGCCGCACCAGCAAGCTCTATGCCCTGCCCGGCGAGATAAAGGTATACGAAACGGAGTACTCCACGAGCGTGGACGAGCCGTATTCAGAATAGCGACAACTGGCGCTCCAGTTCGGCCTGCTGGCATATCACGCGCGGATCGGCACTGGCGTTGATGATGTTGTAGAACGTCTTTTCGCAGATGGGATAGAGCGGCCAGATGTAACGGCGGAGGATTTCGCGGTTGCTGAGGCCGCTACGGCTGTGTTCGTCGTAAATGCGGAGAATTTCCCTCACTCTGTGAGCATAGCTGCGCCCCACGATGGAGCGATGATATTTCTTCATACCCTGGAAACTTTAATTGTAATGTTCTTGAAACTATCCTGAAAACCTGATACAAAGATAATTATAATAACACATTAATGCAACTAATGTCCCCCAAAAACACGTACTGCCACACGGAATAACCAGTTCACACCACCTTTGCCGCGTCAACATCGCGAACGTGACGAAGAATCCCGCAATTGAGTGCCCGCCTGCGCAGCGTAGCCCCGATTGCACATTGTAAATCGTAAAATTGTAACTAAAACAATGAGTGTAAACTATTCCCTTGCTCTGATGAGCACCAAGCCGGGCAACGACAGCGCCCCGAAGAAATATTACGCCAAGGCTCAAGCCGACGGCGAAGTGACCATGGACGAAATGGCCGAGCAGATCTCCTACGCCACCTCCCTTACGGACGGTGACGTGCTGAACGCCATCCGCGCCCTGATCAAACAGACCAATCTCCATCTGGCGGCGGGCAAGATCGTACGCTGGGAGAACTTCGGCAGTTTCCAGCTCCAGCTATGCAGCACCGGTGCCGAAACCGAAAAGAAATTCACCAGCGCCAACATCACCGAAGCCACCATCCAGTTCCGCCCCGGCCGTCCCGTCAAGGCGGCAACCCGTGCGGGCGACGGCGGGCTGACCTTCAAGCGCGTGGCCAAGAAGGGTGAAGCCCCTCTGCCCGATGACGGCAACACCGGCGGCGGCAACTCCGGCGGTGGCAGCGACGGCGACCAGGGAGAGAATCCGCTGGGCTGACGAACCACTTAGTAGTAGTGCGCCGACTACTACCTGGTAATTGACCAACTACCCGTAAGTAGCGAGCCCACTGCTTACGGGTAGTTTTTTTTGTAGTTGCCACTGCGCAGCCTTAAATTGTACATTGTAAATCGTAAAATTGTAAATGAAGAGATGAAAGCCATTTATATGAGTGACCTGGCACAAGCCTACTTCCCGAACTCTACTCCCCGCAGCGCCAGCTCGCAACTGCACCGCTGGATAATGCTGAATACCGAACTGCAAAAACGCCTTGAAGAGTTGTGCTTCAAGCCCAGGCAGCGGGCATTGACGCCGCTGCAACATGAGGCGATAATAGAATGTCTGGGGGAACCGGGAGAATAGGACCATTTTCCTGGCGTCAGGAAAACGATCGAGAGATAGCGCTGGGGACGTATCTCAACAAAAAAGCCGCAGTATGGTGTTCCATGCAGCGGCTTTTTCTTTGCTTCGCTAATATTCAATATTCTTAAATCCTAATAGCAGTCTTAAAACTATTCGTTTAAGCCAACTTATTGGTTCTACAATCGGCATATATAATTTACTGTTTGCTCTTTTTATTTTCTTGAATAGTACATTATTCATTTCTTTTTTAATTTGTTTTTAGCCGAACAGCATTGGGCTCAGCTCATAATTACTTATCAAAATTTCTGTTTTATGCTTCGCCTCCGTTAGATTGGCGACCTTGAGAGGCATATCTATCTTTTCTACATGCCATTTATTCACAGTAACGAAATACCGGAGTGTTTGACACCAAAAGTTAGATAAAATGAACTTTCCTTTTATTTCCTGCAGGAGAGCAAGCAGTTGGAACAATTCTTCGTGAGTATATCCACGGTAATGACCTTGAGTACATCCTGGATATGGTGGGTCAAGGTAGAAAAACGTATCGGATGTATCTCTTTGTTTTATTACATCCAGCGCATCCCGACAAGAAATTTGTACATCCTGCAGGCGATTCCTCAATGCGGAATTAAACTCTCTACGCTTGTTTCGCATGAATACACCGGTATGGCTTCCTGCCGAACCATTACACCATTTCCAACCACCGTGCATACTTCCGGAAAAAGAACCGTTTGTTATTATGAATACAGCCCAGGCTATATCAGTGTCTCCGGCCGGAACTCTTCCGTTATAGTAATCTTTAGCCAGATAGTAGTCAGATTCGGAACAAAGACTATTGTCAATCTTTTCAGCCAGTTGCTCAAAATTAGTCGCAACCTGCCGATAGAACGTAATAAGTTTATCGTTCTTATCATTAATCACCTCAAGATAGCTTTTGGGCTTTTGAAAAAAAACAGCACCTCCACCAAAAAAAGGTTCACAATAAATTTTGTGAGCCGGCATCATAGAAATAATTTTGGCTGCCAGCTGCTGCTTACCCCCGTAATATGTGATTGGAGTTCTCATTCAGTTCCTTTCTTGTTATTATATTATTTGAGTTGTTTTCTTATTCATTTTTGAATTGCCTTTAGTCAACCCGATATAGCCTGCATCCCGTCTTCTCCTTCGCCCTGAGCAAAAAGCTGGCGGCCTCGTCACTGTCAACTACCAGCCTGATGGCGGTAAGCCCTTCCGTTTTGGGCTTCTGCAGAAGCAGGGAACACGGCTGGTCATAATAGTTCCAGTAGAAGATGAAATCCGCCACATGGAAATTGTCTATCTGGACAATGTATTTTACGGGAATACGCATAGGACTTCAGTGGTTAAATGTTGTTTGAATTCCCTTTGAGGCAGGGTTTCACTTCCCCGTCCGGTACCCAGTCCACCGTAACGATGCCCTTCACTTTGCCAGTGCCGCCACACTTGGGGCAAGGGACCAGCTCCGTGTCCTTTCCCGTGATATCCCCCTGGAAATAGCCGTTGCCCTGACAATAGCCGCAGGAATACCCCGGGAATTCTCCGACGGTCTCCCCTCCCGTTCCGAAGAGGGGTGCCGTTACCAGCACCCCGTTCTGTTTCTTGCTCATGGTTTGTTCTGTATTAAGTTCTTTTTCTCCTTTCATAATTCCAGCCGTTCAGCCTATACACTTCGCGCCGTGCCTCTTCCCTGGTCGGATATTCATTCACCTTGGTGCCAAGAGTGGATATCCTCGGTGGAAAACAGTCACCTTGACGGTAGGTGATATCGAGATACACCGCCCAGCACCGACCACGGGGACGATACCGGTAACAGCGGTGTATCTCCCTCATGTCACAGCTCAACCGCATCGCTCTCCTTTTTAGGCTCCACATAGAAGGTCTCCTCCTGCACCACCTGCACACCGATCTTGGGAAAATAGGATACCACGTCAGGATTCTCACGGTCAGCCAGCAGTCTGTCCTTGGCAAGCTCCTCACTGGTGCGGATATACTGCGGCAAAAGCTCCTTGCATAAATTCGTCACTGCCGCCCAGGTGAACCCCTTCAGGTTCTTCAGCTTCGGTGTGCCAGTACGGAAGCCGAACACGCCATGGGCGCTCTCCAGGCTTTTCTTCTTGGAGAACAGTTCTTCCTTGTTTTCTACGGCGTATGCCTGCATGATGTCGAAGTTCTTTTCCTTCGTGGCAGACAGTTCTGCCAGCTGGTCCGCATACTTCTCGCGGATACGGGTCATCTCAAGGTCCATCTTCGAGGTGAGGTTCTGTACTTTGGCATCGGCCGCCGCAAAATCTGCGAAGGCCTGCTCTGCCTGCTCGCGGCTGATACCGCTGACTACTGTTTTCTTTGTTCTTGCCATAATTCTTGCTTTTTTGATAAGGTTAATAGTTTAATAATTGATTTTATTTTTCTGCTGCTTGCCGGCATTGCGGTGATAGGCCCTGTACTCTTCTGTTTTCGTAGGGTCCTCCAACTGCCGGAGTTCCCGGTCGATGTTGTCGTAACGCACCAGCTCTGCTCGGTATTCATCCAGCAGGCGGTCGTACTCGATAGGTCTCAAGGCGGTAATACCCGCCATCAACCGGTCCTGATAATCGCAAATACGGTCGGCGCTGGCCTCCAATTCCGCAGAAAGTCTGGAAAGGCGCTTCTGTCTGTCTGAAACACAAGTCCGGGGTGTATAACCGGGGGTATGGTCTTTCATGGCTGTACCTCCTCTCTCTGCCTTTTGATTTTCTTGTCCAGCTCCTTGCGGCTGTAATAAGTGAACTTGCCCTGCCTGTAGCTATGTATCAGACCACGGCTGGCATATCCCTTGATGGTATTCTTGCCGCAAGACAGATAACGGCAGGCCTCGTTCTGCTTCATCATGTCGCTCATATCGGCATTGGTGGGAAGTGTCCCCGGGACAGCACTGCCCGGAGAAGCCTTGCGGTGGAGCCCGGTCCACTGCTCCAGACGTTCGATACGTGCCAGTAACCTGTCGAAATCCTTGCGTGACAGCAATATGGTGTCGCTTTCCTCATCCACCACTCCCAAGGCTCCTGCCGCCGCAAAATCCGTCGTTGTCATGGACTGGACATCCGGCACCAGTTCCTCCAGCCCTATATGTCCGGCGGCGAACCGGGCGGCATCGCGGGCGGCAAAGAATACGGTTTCGTCACGGGTGTCTTCTGCCATCTCCATAACATACTTCTGGAATACCTGCTGTTCGGTCATGTTTCCCCGCAACACCTCGGCCTGCACCAGGCTCAGGCGGTCCGACTTGTGGCACAGTATCGCCACAGCCTGTTTGATTTCCTGTTTCGTTCTCATTGTATCAATCCTTTTTAAATTTCCTTTCCTCACGGCGCATCCATGCCTCCAGCTGTTTCTTGGTGGCCTGGAGCTCCCAAAGCCTCATGCTTGTAACGTCCTTGCGCGCCTTGCTGTACTTACGTGCCCAGATGTTCAGCTTCGCCACGTTCATGCGGTATTCCTCCTCGCTGTCGCTGGTAAAACCCTGGTTCAGCTGGGGTATCAGGAACGAAAGGCGGTAAATGTCCCGGAATACATTCCTGGCTTCTGCCATCTGCATGGCCCGTGCCTTGTCGTCCGTCGGGTTCAACCGCTCCAGCAGCTGCCGCGCCTCACGCATCGTCAGTTCCCGGCTGCTTTCCGTACGGCCGGAAGTGAACTCGTAGATGCAGCCGTGGCGGGCCTCGTCATCCATGCCGATACGGTGGAAGGTGGCGTGCAGGGCTTTAAGCTGCTGGGCGCTGATAGATTTGTCCTTACTCGTTCTCATCATTTAAAATGGGTTTGTCTCCGAAATAGATTTCCGCCTCTTCCCGCCAGATGTCATAATATCCTTTCGGTCCGATAAAACGGCCATGGGAAAAAGCGCGCTTGCCCTCCACATAGATTTTCAGTGAGGCGTCGTACTGTACTTTCTTTGCACTGCGTCCGTCCGGGTTCTGACCGCTGGCATGGCTGACAAAAATCAGCAGCTTGTTCTTGTGCCTCTCCTTGAACCTGATATATTGGGCGTATGTCATCTGCGTATATTGAAAGCTGTCTATCACCACAAAATCCGGTGACTTCTGACGCTTCAACCGCAAACTGAGCTCGTCCATCGACTCACAGACCAACAGAAAACGGCGGTTCGCCTCCAGCATGTTGCTGCGTCGTACGGTGTTCTGCATGGTCAGGCTGATACCTTCCTCCAGACTGTCATAGACCACACGGCCATATTTGCAGAGTTCCTTGCAGAGCTTCATTACAAAGGAGGTTTTCCCGCTACCCGACTTCCCCCAGACTATCCACACGCCGCGGCTCTCGGGGGTACCGAAGGCATCATACCATTCACCCTCGAAAGGCAGCGTGTCGAACTTCATGGAGAGCAGTTCACGCACTCCTTTGGCATTCCGGGCAAAGGTCTTGAAGTCATTCACCGCTTCACTCATTGTTCCGTACCTCCTTTCATCCGTCTGGCCTCCAATATGCGTTTGCAGGCGTGCACGACCCGTTTCACCCGACGGAGGTCGTATTCCCCCTGCTGCGCCTCGCGCAGTACCCGCCTGATTTCAGCCGGTTCGGTCAGCCCGTTTGCCTGGCAGATGGCATACACATCCTGCTCCGTGGCCACACTGACATCGAAGAACTTGCGGCCGATACGGCTGTTTATCTCCTTGTAGCCTTTCTTGTTGTAGCGCAGGCCGTTCTCCACGCGGCGCTTGATGTAGTCGGTGGAAAGGAAGATGATGCCCGCCTTGTTTTCCAGACGGTTGTATATGCTGATGAAATAGGAGAACACACTGTCCGTCAGCTTGTCGCCCTCGTCGAAGATGATAAGCGGGTTCTGGAGAAAGGCTATCATAGAAATGGCATATTCCAGAATGTCACGCAGGTTAGTCCCGTCTACCGGGGCGCCCACCTGTTTGGCGATTTCCCGGACGAAATCGCTCTTTCTCATGTCTTCGGAGCAAAGGATGTAGAACACATTGCGGTGTGTGCGGCGGTACTCGATGGCGGCAGTCGTCTTGCCGCAGCCGGCATCGCCTACTACCCAGGTAGTATTCTTGTAGGCCTGTGCATCCGACATTGCGAAAGTGATCCGCTGGAAGGCGTTGCTTTCGGTCAATGTCCAACGGTCCATACTGAAACCGATCTGTGCGGCTATGCGGCTGAACATGTCGTCGCTGATACTGGTGTACTTCTGATTACAGATCTGTGATACGGTGGCGGCGCTGACTCCGCTCAGGCTTTCGCTGGCACGGTTCTGGCTGGGATAGTTGCCGCAATATTCCAAAAGTGCCTCACGGATGGCGTCCTTGTCTTGTTTACTGAGTTCTTTCATTTTTGAATGGTATTTAATTGATTGTTGGATACTGGTTAATTGTCATTGAGGAACGACAGGTACATCTCGGCTTCGGTCATTCCGGAAACCTGCTTGGTGTATTCACCCGGAGAGGCAATGCCCGCGGACACTTCCCCCGGTTCGGGTTCGTAGGTTCCGGGACCCACACCTTCGGGATAGGGAACCGGGGCTTTCAGCTCCCCGTTGGCATACTGCTTGCGTTGCCGTTCCATATTCTTCTGGGATTCACCCACAGGAAGGGGCATCACAAGCTTGGTATAGGCCTCGCCCATGCTCTCTTCAAGCAGCAGATCCTCGCTGGCGATATAGTGTCCGGCGAGAGCACGCTTTTGGGCGCGTATCTGGGCATAGAGCCGTTCGCTCTCCTCCGTACTGCGTTCTGCGGTGGCACGGTGGAACACGACTTTCGGAGTGGCGGTGGCGGCATACTTCAGCCTGCCTCCCGCACAGACTTCCCACAGTTCCACGGAAGTCATGTCCATGGGGTCGTATTTGTAGCGGAAACTGACACCCACATTCTGCATGTGGAAGCCCATATCCACCTGGCCGGATTCGTCATAGACCATGTAACGGTATTCCTTGTTGTTGCGGCTGAAGACGAATCCCTGCTTGCCGTACTTCACGCTGTCCTTGCTGAGGAGCTTGAAGAGTTCCTGTACCCCGTATTCGTCAAGCTGTTCGGCTTTCGGACTGTTGAGGGTCGTGTACATTTCCATGCGGGTCATCCCCGTCTCGCTGGTGGGATGCGGCATACCGTTCCATTCACGGCGGCATTCCAGATATTGCTCCTTCATCTCTTCCAAAGTGGGGAGCTGCGAGATGTTTTTCATTATCAAGTCAATGTTGACATGACTGCTCTCCTTGGTGGCGGTCACATTTTGTCCGGTATAGTTGTAGAGCTTGTGCATCACCTGCTGCTGGAAACGCCCGAAAGCGCTTTCGATGGTCTTGCTTTGGCCGTTGTGCGGCATGGTGGTCTTGTGCAGGTGGCATATCTTCTTGAAAAAGGCCTGCGCTTCCGGCCTCTTGTGCCCGCCCTGGTTGTCGGTAACTATCTCATAAGGTTTAATCTTCCACGTTTCCAGCGCCATGCGGTATGCCTCATATTGTGTAAGGAAATTCTCCGCGCCGAAAGAGTAACCCAGGAACACCTCCGAACATGCGTCCATCACCTCGTACACGTCGATGGTACGTGCCACCATACGTTTGTTCTTCTTGTCGTAGTCCTTGTAATAGAGGTTCAGTTTCGTACCGTCACCATACCATAAGGTATTGGGCATCTGCGGCAGTTTCGTGTCGAACTGCGGCATGAACTCGTTCTTGAAGGCGATTTCACCATGTACCACGCCGTACCACCAAAGTTTGATGCCCGTCTTATAGAGATAGTTGATGACTGTCTGGGGGGATTCCACCGGCTTCAGCTTGTCTTCCTCACGGGTGGCACGCGCATTGCGTTCTGTCACGATCCGGTTGAATTCATCGAATATCTGCATGTCGGTATATACCGGAAACTTGCTCCGTCTCAGCCGCAGCAGGATACGTCCCTCACGGGGACCGATCTTACGGGCGCTCTGGTTACCGGTAGTACCGCTGACCAACGCCACGTAACTCCGTTTCTTGTAATCCTCGAACTTTTCCATCAGACGGGACTCGCTCTTCGGAAGTGTATGGTTGAAGGACCTGCGAAGCTCCTCGCATAAGGAAATGACAGTATTGCGCACCAGTCTTTTGTGTGTGTAGCCATGTTCGCTGTGCTTGTTACGCAATCCGGTTTCCTGTGCCATCATGGCATTCATCACTTTGGCGTTGAGCACATATTCCTTCTGGCGCTCGATGGAGATTTTCGGAATATAGGTCTTGTAAAACTCCACGGCCTTGTCGTCACTCTTTAACCGGATATTCATAGGACTGTTTTGTTGATTCTTGAGTTGTTTTTTAATATCAGGCAACTTTTCTTCTACAACAGAGCGAAGTGCATCCGAAAGAGTTTCATAAGCCACAAGCACCTTACGCCCGTTGCCTCCTTTCTGCAAAACCCGAAATTTACGTTCACGGACGTGTTTATCAAAATTAGATTTACTCATAATACCACTACGAACAAGTTCATCAAACGTTATGCATAGTGTCTTTCCAAACATTTCCATAATCAGAAACTTTATACTTTTCAACATTGTGCAAGCCCCGGCATCGAACCGGGGAGCCGGCCACTTCTGCATGGCAAGGGAAGATCCGGACTTGCTGCCTGTTCCGGACTTTACAGTTTATGGCCGTTATAGTCATATTGCACAACCTTGCCCTCAACATCTATCGACCGCAGATGAAAGCCCTGCGGGGTTGCCTCACGGGCAAAGTCTTCAATGGTATCGTAATTCATCTCGGCAGGTACGTCAGCCTCTGAGCATCTTGACATGTTTCTGAGATCCAGAACAAACGGGTTATTGCTTACCCATGTCACCTTTACTTTCATGCCATTTCCTCCTTTCCGCTGTCCGGCATACAAAGCGATATCGCCACGATAACCGATAATACTATGATTACAAACGCATTGCGGCTGTCCGCATCCGTTGCGTCAACATTGGTCCCCAGCCACATGCCATAGGTCATGCCCACGGCTACGGCAATCTTCTGAATTGTTCTCCAGGTTTTCATATAATTCAAGTTTAATATCTGTCAATCAATAGTTTTATCAATCGCCTTTAAGGCATTATACTTGCGGTCTACCAGTCTACCTTCATCGTCAATAGTGAGTGTCCATGCGGGATGATACCCACGTAACCTTTTGTCCTCTGTTCTTTTGTCAGTACTATAGGCTAATACAAAAGAAAATCCCACAGCCGTACACCCGTCGGACAACGGTTCATCAAAATGTACACCCCAATAGGAATTCCTGCCACTACGGGTACCTATCGCCTTCGTCACTTGACGGACGGCAAACACGGGTACTCCACGCTCGTCATAGCTATCCACTACGACAATCTCAGCACGCTCCGTGGCAAGAACCCTGCATTCTTCTTTCCAGTAAATCATAAGGATTTGTTTATAAGGTTTTTACTTTCTCGTACGGGTTATCTATCAATGTAACCTCATACATTTTACATCCGTGATTCAGTGCATAAGCACGAAGAGTTTTCGCAAATGGTGAGTTCGTCTCAAAATTCAGTGCCGAACGCACAGTACGTGTAGTGGTAAAAAACTGTTTGGCGATGGCTTCTTGTTGTGAAGCGTCTGCTTTGATAAATCTTTCCTTTTCTGCCATTGTATTTCTGTTTATAAAGTTAATTCTGTATATTTGGAGCGTTTTCCATTTGGATGACGATGCAAAACTATACATTTTGTAGATATACACCAAATATTTTTTGCAGAAAATACACAATTTGTAGATTTAAAATATTAATTATGGACAAGAAAGGTATGTTAGATGCTATGATTACTCATTATACAAGTGGTAACAAAGCTAAATTTGCCCAACTATTAGGGGTTTCAGCACAAACCATTAGCGCTTGGGGAACTCGTAATACATTTGACTCCGAATTGATATATACAAAATGTATAGGTTTATCTCCGGATTGGCTCCTCACTGGTGAAGGTGCTATGCTTCGTACTAATGATGTATCAACTTCAGAACCACTCCCCAGTATCAACCAAGAATATAAAGGCGCCCCTTATTATAATGTGGATTTCATAGGTGGCTTTGAGTTTGTTTCCAATGACCAGACGCAACTGCCGGACTATTATATAAACTATCCTCCATACAACAAACCGGGAGTAATGTGGTGTAACCTTACCGGACATTCCATGGAGCCAGAGATAAGCAATGGAGACGTAATAGCACTGAAAGAGGTTAGATCTCCCATAGAATATCTTCCTGCCGGCGAAATATATGGTATCATTACGGATGATTACCGTACGGTAAAACGTATTCGTCCAGGTGCTCAAAAAGGTTTTGTACGTCTTATTCCGGCAAACAAGTCTCCTGAATTCTGTGAACAAGAAATTCCAGTCGAGATGATCCGGCGGGTATTTGCTGTTTTAGGCAGCATCCGCAAGTTTTTTTAAATAACCTCTCGGATGATATTTCTTCTTATAATGGGAATATCTATTTTCATACTAAATAATGCTCCCGGCACAATCACCGGGAGCGTTTCCATCAAACAACTAATTAATTACCTTAATCTCCGCACGCTTTATCCCTCAGTCGGAGCCCTGAATGCCGGGAGCGTTCTTCACACCTTCAAAAACCATTGCGGCAGCAACAAGAATCGAACTTGTGACAAAAAAGCTGCACACATGTATCATCACGTATGCACACCTGCTCTCTACCAGCTGAGCTATACTGCCAATTATTTGCGACGCGCGCACGTTTATTGCGCTAAAATAGCACTTTTCCATAAATATCTATTATGAATCAACAGTTTATGTGGCTAGTGAAATTATACTACTTGCCAAAAGCACTATACTATCCCCCTATAAATATTTATTTAAAAGCCCAAAAACATAACTTAAAAGGAAATGTCATATAAAAAACATGCAAAAAAATGCTATGAAAAAGTATGCCCAACTTTTTTATAAATAAATAATATATACATAAAAGTATGTCCAACTTAGTATGTCCAACAGTATGCCCAACTTGGTATTTAACATTTTAGCACTCTATTATTTCCTTTTATAATTATCATCGCTCACCCATATTTCAATAGATAGATAGCCATATCCTATAAACACCCTAAACAGTACATATTTTATTTGGAAATACTTCTATATATTTATTATTTAGAATATCTTTGTAGAAATAAACTTCTAAATAATGAATTTATGACTAAGATAATTCACGTACATCTCATTTTCGAGAAAAAGGACTATTATTTCGGCAGTATCAGCGCCATTTATACCGTCCTAAATGACGCTCAAATAGGTATCAAAAAGAGCTCGCTACTTCATGCCGGTCTCACTGATGGTGGCGTTAAGATAACCCGTAGAGCCATTATCAAGCAGTCTCACCTCATTCGTTGTGTTCAAGAATGAACTAAGCACTCCATACGGAAAAAAGGGCTGAATCGCGCCTCAAAAAGCGTCAATTCAGCCCTCTACTTTACGTATTATCATTTTTACTGTTTAGAACTTCATAAAAACTCAATTAAATTAGCCCACAATATAAGCAAATATAACAGAACGTTTTGGACTCATAAAATCTATATCTTTACGTCAATCCCTTTATCCATCGGCATTTCAGCCAATTTATCCCTCTCGTAGTTTACATACAAAGTGATTTACCCCCCTTATATCTCCCCGTTATGGTTCAGGTCGGGGCTCAAGTCGCGGTGACCGCACAGCCGGGAACCGGGATAATCCTTCAGCAACAGCAACACAAGCACACGCAGGGAGTGCCTTTGGAAAGGGGTGCGTGTATCGGCAGGGCGACCGCACTCGTCAAGACCGCCTTCGTAACAGACACCGATGCTACCTGCATTGTATTATTTTGTATATTTTAGATATCGTGTTATGATATAATAAACTAAAAAGCTAATTGTAGACTTAAAATGCTGTATATCAAAATATTGTTTTTGTTTGCTTTGAATTTTCCATAATCCAGAATACAGTTGTATATGTGAAACTCAAAATTTTATAGCTATGAAAAATTAGATAAGAAAAGATGCAAGGGTATGCCTTATACCCGATTACATGGAAACGCACACTATTACCACTTATAGATTAGCAAGTGACAAATTTCTCCGCACATATTTTCCTGAAAGTGCGTATGGACTTACCCCATCCATGAAGTTCAAAAGGAGAAAGCGTTAATAATATGTTATTTGTTCAGAACTGAAAAAGCCAACTTATCCATTTGTTTATAATGGGTAGGTTGGCTTTTTGTTTATAACAGAATAGATAATGTTACATCTTAATATAAGTATATTTATCGTAATATTTTCCGTTTGGTTCTACTACTTCATAAATCAAAGTTTTAGATGTTAAAGTTAGGATTGTACAGTTTTCACCATCATATTTAAAACTCTTCCCATTTAGTGTGATTGTTTCCGATTCGCTATACTGCCAAGCACCATTATCATAGTAATAGGTAGAAATAGAATATTGGTTTTCTCCCACTTTCTTTATTTCCATTTTTGTACTTGCATCGCGGTCATTGGGATTATAAGGGTCTGGGTCTGTACTCCAGGGGTCTTTATTACCGTTGTACAATTCCCATCCTTCACCATAGTCATAATACCAAGTTCCTTCCAATGAAGCGGATATTTCTTCTTCATCATCATCACTACTGCAAGAAGCAAAATTTACACACATTACTACGGCTAATAAAGCCATTCCAATTAATCTAAACGTTTTCATCTCTATTTTCTATTTGTGCTTTTCAGTACCCTTAAAAAGCAGTTATATTAAATAGAAAAGGTGTGGGTACATATTTGCTTTATCCTGAAATCCGGCTCTCGCATTGCCTTTGGTACGGATAAAACAATAGCATCCCACACCAGTTTTGATAATATCTAAGAGCCTTATGGATATAAGGTAGGTATATATCAAATGGTGTGGTGCTATTGCTATCATCTTCGTACCTTTGTCAAATTTGCGAGATTTGATTTCAGAAGATAATTTCAATAACACCTTTCGTTAAATATGTCCTTTCAGTGCCTTAACGCATTAAGCCTACTGAAATTGCTGCAAAGTTAGCGAAAGGTTTTGAATAGCTAAAGATAAAACGCTGATAAATGCAGTTCCAAGTGTTCCAAAACATATCTGTAGTAAGTAATTAGGTGGTATCAGCTTCTTTTCTTCATAACTCCATAAGCAGGTACTTTTTTTGAACGGGGTCTATAAGAAGATTTCTTCCCGAAAAAAGTACCCATAGATTCTACGGATTGAAAAATGAATATCTTCTATTATATATAAGGTATATAGTTTACAGCCTAACTAAATAATCAATAAAATCAGTATCTAATCTGTGTAACTCAATAGCGGTATGAAAATTTGAAGTGGGCATATAAGACGATAATTTTTAAAACCCATACCTACTATTAGTTATAAACATTATAACTGTTTTTCTGATATTGCAGATTAGTACGGCTGTTTATAACTTATAAATAATTCCGAAAAATCAGCATACTATAAGCAACAAGCCGCATTATGCCTTTTTTAAAAGATAATTTTCTTACGCTTGCGCCAGTGCGGAATTAGCTACGTTACCGCAATCTGTTTTGCTTGGAATCATGTCCCATCAGATTTATATATATCCATTATTTACAGTTTCTCTTACATTGCAGTTTTTGAAAGTTACTGTATATTAGAGAACGGGACAAAATTCTCTATTTCTGAAAATGGTATGATAACAACAGAAATTTCAAACTTTGTCCCATTCCAATAAAAAAGTGCAACTATGATTGTATATAAATAAAGATTGATAAAATCAGTATCAGTAAAAAAGGATTGGCAATACCAATTATTATCAGTAGTATAACTACCAATGTACCCCATAAAATCAATTTTCCATCATCTTCCATATTGTAGTATTTTTAAGTTATTAGAAAGGTCTATTCCCATATTTATATTCTAATATGGAATTACATACCCTATCATAAAAGGAAAATCCACCACCGGAACAGAAGTAACTTTCATAAATGGCTGCAAATTCTCCTTTAATTCTTTCTTCTTCTGATAACTGATTATCAAATTTATCCAACCAGTATTTAAGGCTTGTATCACTTTGATGTATCGGAGGTTATTATCCACATAACCCAATCTGTTTTCCAAGTCTTTAATGTGCTGTATTACATTATCTATCTGTTTATCCATAGTTTTATAAAAAATAAGAAAGGACACCTAAATAAATGTCCTCTCATTGATTAGTTTAGCCCAAGAACCAAGAATATTTATTATCCAGTCCTTGTAATACATTGTTCAGTCCAACACTTACCTCTGT